AAAACATTAACGGAGTGCCACTTTCCTCCTATGCTAGAAAACATACCAGACGTTGAAGAGAACGTACCATTGCCAGCCTCGGCTACTGAGGCTATGCCCGAACTTTCCCCAAAGGAAGAACTAGACATGATGGCTAGAACAGCCAAGATGTTGTCGGACATAACAGGAGAACCTCTTGCCCCAACAGAGGAACATCGCGGTCAAGCTATACAACTTGCCGAACAAATCGTTGCAAACAAGACAGATATGAATCTGGCGCAGTATCCCAATGAGACGATTGCCTATTTAGCAGGCATGGTGGCTCAGTATGACTTTATGGTCGTGCGGGAACTAGCAGATTTGAAAAAGTACGTCGTGAACAAACTCTTACAAGAGACTGACAACCCAGATCCTAAGTACAGATTAGCTGCGGTGAAGGCTTTAGGAGAAGTTGATGGCGTAGACGCATTTAAGAAGCGCTCAGAACTCACAATTAAGCACCAATCGCTTGAAGAAGTGGAGAATGAGTTGCTTGCGACACTGCAAAGACTGGAAAAACGCACGGTTGACGTTCACGCTAGAGTTGTAAGCAATGAAAATAACGCCTGAACAGCTAAAACTCATTCGAGATGGCCTGCCATTCATGGCGGAAGAGGAAAAACGCCGTAATTTAGAGCTTTTGAAGATTTACGACAGTGAATCTGTGCAAGATGTGGGTAAAAACGACTTTTTAACCTTCATTGACCACGTATATCCGGGCTATAAAGTAGGCCCACACCACAGAAGACTGGCCAAAATCTTTGAAGACATAGCAAATGGCAAGAAAAGGCGTGTAATTGTCAATATTGCCCCCCGTCACGGCAAGTCTGAGATGATTTCTTACCTTGCACCTGCATGGTTTCTAGGTAAATACCCTCATAAAAAAGTCATTATGGCCTCCCACACAGCGGATTTAGCGGTCAATTTTGGCCGTAGAGTACGTAATTTGGTGGGTTCTGACCCCTATAAAGACATCTTTCCGCAGGTCGAATTGCAGTCAGATTCCAAGTCCGCCTCCCGTTGGGGCACTAATTTCCAAGGAGAATACTTTGCTATTGGTGTCGGAGGCGCTCTTGCTGGTCGTGGCGCTGATCTATTTATTATTGACGACCCTCACTCGGAACAAGATGCTAAGACTGGGAGACCGGACGTTTTCCTTCCTGCTTGGGAGTGGTTTCAGTCTGGCCCTCTCCAGCGTCTTATGCCGGGTGGCTCTATCATTATCGTGATGACCCGTTGGAGTAAGCTTGACTTGACAGGGATGATTGTCAACCAGATGGGCAAAGAGGAAGATGTAGATCAGTGGGAGATTGTCGAGTTCCCCGCCATCCTCAATGAGAAACCCCTATGGGGAGACTTCTGGTCGCTGGAAGAACTACTGGGTAAAAAAGCAGGTATGGATCCCCGCTATTGGCAAGCCCAGTACATGCAGAATCCTGTATCGGAAGAAGGCGCTTTACTAAAGAGGGAATGGTGGCAGATATGGGAAAAGGATGATCCGCCCAACTGCGAATTTACCATCATGAGTCTTGACGCGGCTCAAGAGACCAACAACAGGGCTGACTATAACGCACTGACTACGTGGGGTGTGTTCTTTAACGAAGAGACAAACAACTACAACATCATCTTACTTAATGCGATCAAGAAGAGGATGGAGTTTCCTGATCTGAAGAAGCTTGTGCTTGACGAGTACAAGGAATGGGAGCCTGATGCGTTTGTTGTGGAGAAGAAATCCAACGGAGCCGCGCTTTATCAGGAGCTTCGCCGCATGGGTGTTCCCGTGGGGGAGTTTACTCCGGGCAAAGGACAAGACAAAATATCGCGTGTGAATGCTGTGTCAGATCTATTAGCGTCTGGCATAGTATGGGCACCTGACCGGAGATGGGCAAAAGAAGTTATTGAGGAATGCAATGACTTTCCATCTGGCACTAATGATGACTTGGTTGACTCAACAACTCAGGCGTTAATGCGGTTTAGACAAGGCGGGTTCATACGGTTGCCGACTGATGAGCCTGAAGAAATTAAATACTTTCGCCGTAGAACAGCGGCGTACTACTGAGGACAGATATGGCTACCAGCAACATTGACAAAGCTCTTTACCCCGCTGACGGCGGACTTCCAGATTTGATGGACATGGGAGAGCCTGCACTTGAGATTGAGATTGAGAACCCTGACTCGGTAACTTTGGCTGATGGCTCTATGGAGATCACAATTGAGCCGGGCAAAGAAGTTAGTGATGACTTTAGTAAGAACTTGGCTGAAGAAATGGACGACAGTGAGTTGGGTGCTCTTGCGTCTGAACTCATGGAGTATGTTGATGCCGACATTAACTCTCGTAAAGATTGGACTGAGACCTATGTCAAAGGTCTTGAAGTATTGGGGATGAAGTATGAGGAAAGAACGGAACCTTGGAACGGTGCGTGTGGTGTCTTTTCCACCGTACTCACCGAAGCGGCAATTAGGTTTCAAAGTGAGACTATTACTGAAACTTTTCCAGCGCAAGGCCCCGTCAAAACGGAAATTATCGGCGCAATTGACCGTCTTAAAGAGGAGGCGGCAAACCGAGTACGAGAGGATATGAACTATCGCTTGACTGAGCAGATGCCCGAGTACAGACCAGAGCATGAACGCATGCTGTTTAACTTGGGACTTGCTGGCTCAGCCTTTAAGAAAGTTTATTACGACCCGGGTCTAAGAAGGCAGGTATCTTTGTTTGTTCCTGCTGAAGATGTGATCATTCCGTACGGCTCAAGCGGAGCAAGAACTGCTGAGCGTGTGACGCACTTGATGCGTAAGACAAAGAATGATGTAAAAAAGCTACAGGTCAATGGTTTTTATCGTGATGTTGATTTGGGTGAGCCTGTTCAGATTCATACTGATGTCGAGAAGAAAAAGGCTGAAGAGCAGGGCTATTCAGTCAATGAGGATGACCGCTATCAGATTGCTGAGATTCAAGTTGATTGGAACTTGAAAGGTTATGAGCAGGAAGATGACATCGCTCTGCCTTACATCATTGCAATTGATCGCGGCACAAATAAAGTTTTAGCTATCTACCGTAACTGGGAAGAGGAAGATGAGACTTATGCAAAGCGTCAGCACTTGGTTCAGTACGATTACGTACCGGGCTTTGGAGCTTACGGCATGGGTCTCATCCATATTATTGGTGGTTACGCTCGCGCTGGCACTTCTCTTATCAGGCAACTTATTGATGCGGGTACTCTTAGCAATTTACCGGGGGGCATGAAGTCTCGTGGTCTGCGTGTTAAGGGTGACGATACACCGATTGCACCGGGCGAATTTAGAGACGTAGACGTACCAAGCGGCTCAATCAAAGACAACATCATGATGCTCCCATACAAGGAGCCGTCACAGGTGTTGGCAGCACTGCTGAACCAGATCACAGAAGAAGGTCGTCGCCTTGGCTCTATTGCTGACATGAAGGTCAGTGACATGAGTGCGCAGGCTCCTGTGGGTACAACGCTTGCTCTCTTAGAGCGGCAGCTTAAGATCATGGGTGCGGTGCAAGCCCGTGTTCACAACTCAATGAAAGAGGAGTTTAAGCTCCTTAAGAACATCATTAGAGATCACGCGCCCGCGAGCTACGACTACGACCCAGTAGCAGGTGATCCTGCCGCGATGCAGGCTGATTACGACATGGTTGAAGTTATACCTGTCAGTGATCCCAATAGTTCTACGATGGCTCAACGCATCATGCAGTATCAGGCTGTAATGCAGTTGGCTCAGCAAGCACCTCAGATTTACGACCTTCCAATTTTGCATAGGCAAATGATTGAAGTACTGGGTGTAAAGAATGCTGAGAAGCTTGTGCCGATAGATGATGACATGACACCGCGTGATCCGATCAGTGAGAACATGGCGTTCTTGCGAGGAGAGCCTACGAAGGCGTTTATCTATCAGGATCATGACGCACACATTGCGGCTCACACGACGTTTATGCAGGATCCGATGATCATGCAGACAATGGGTCAAAACCCTGCGGCTCAGCAGATGATGGGAGCAATCATGGCTCACATTGCTGAACACTTGGCATTTGCGTATCGCCGCAAGATTGAAGAACAGTTGGGCGTACCACTCCCACCACCCAACGAGAAACTTCCTGAAGAAGTTGAAGTTCAGTTGTCTCAACTTGTGGCGCAGGCATCAGTCCAGTTGCTCCAGCAGAACATGGCGCAGATGCAGGATAAGAAGAATCAGCAGATGCAGCAGGATCCCCTCATCCAGATGCAGCAGGCTGAACTTCAGATCAAGGCACAAGAAGCACAGACCCGTGCGCAGAAGACTCAGGCTGATATTCAGTTGGCTCAAGAGAAACTTAAGCTTGAGGCTCAACGCATCATGATGGACATGCAGAAAGAGCAGCAACGTGTGACTTCGCAAGAGCGTCAGACTACACAAAAGCTTAAGGCTGACATGGTTAAGAACATCGTTAAACCACAACCGAAACCGGGAGGTGTTAGATGAACGAGATAGAACTGCTTAAGAAGCAGAATGACGAATTTCGCCAACAGGCGATAGACAAACTTGCTACTGGCGGGGTCAAAGATTACGCAGAGTATCGAGAATTGGTAGGGGTTATTAGAGGTCTTGACCACGCCAATTACAACCTTCAAGACCTCAAACAACGTATAGAAAGACTAAACGATGAGTGAAATACTCGTAAGCCAAGACGGTGCCACAGCCACTGTACTTCCCGCGACGGCTGAAGAGAAAGCTAAGCAGGTTCCTGATCCTGCTACTTTTCATGTTCTTTGTATGCTTCCCAAAGCAGAAGAAGAATTTAGTGAATCCGGTATCCTTAAATCCGCTACTGCCATGTATCACGAGGAGCTCCTTTCCCCCGTGTTATTCGTAGCCAAAATAGGGCCAGATGCATTTAAAGATGAAAAGAGGTTTCCTTCCGGGCCTGCGTGCCAAGTCGGAGATTTCATTATTACTCGCCCCAATACTGGCACCCGTATGAAAATACACGGTACAGAGTGGCGTTTAATTAATGATGACTCTATCCAAGCGGTAGTCCAAGACCCCCGCGGTATTCAACGCCCATAAGGAGAAATCATGGCTAATTTTGAAAAAACAGAATATCACTTCCCTGATGAGATAGAAGAAGCCGAGAAAAAGGCTAATTCCTCTCTAAAGTCTAAAGATGACGAGTTTGACATTGAGATTGTTGACGATACGCCACCCGCAGACAGAAACCGTGGTGAACCACTAGATACACCACCTGAAGAAGTCACCGATGAGGAACTTGACAAATATACTGATGTCAAACTCAAGGAGCGATTGTCTAAATTAGGTCGCGGGTATCACGATGAAAGACGAGCCAAAGAAGCAGCATATCGTGAAAAAGATGAAGCTTTGCGTCTAGCGCAGTCTATTATTGAAGAAAATAAGAAGCTTAAAGGTACGCTCAGTACTAGTCAAGAAGCCCTATTAGAGCAGGCCAAACGGACTGTCTCAGCAGAGGTAGAAGAGGCTAAACGAGACTACAAGAATGCTTATGAGGCAGGGGACTCAGATGCTTTGGTTGCAGCGCAGGACAAACTAACCTCCGCCAAGATCAAATCGGAGCGAGTAAATAATTTTAGACCCGCCCCTTTACAAGAAGATAAATCTGCTGTACAAACTCAACAAATCGCGCAAGCAAACGCGGTTGATCCTAAAGCAGCCGACTGGCAAGCCCGGAATGGCTGGTTTGGGAAAGACCGTGAAATGACCGGCTATGCGCTTGCGTTGCATGAGAAGCTGGTCGTAGAGGATGGAATTGATCCTAAGTCGGATGAGTATTACCGGAAGCTCAACGGCAGGATTCGCCAAGTATTCCCAGAGAGGTTTGCCTCTGAGGAATCCGCTGATGCACAAACATCTCAGCGCTCGCCAAAAGCAAATGTTGTTGCACCAGCAACGCGCAGCACTGCACCTAGAAAAATCGTGCTGAACGCAACGCAGGTACAACTAGCCAAACGGTTGGGAGTTCCATTGGAACTGTACGCCCGTAAGGTTGCAGAAGAAATGAGGAAATAAAAATGGCTGAACAAAATCGATTGAAGCGTGAACTTGAGACTCGTGAAAAAGAGAGCAGACCTGCTGCAAAGTGGACTCCGCCTCAACTTCTTCCAGAAGTGGATGAGGAACCTGGTTACGCTATGAGATGGATTCGCACCAGCATGGGTGGTGTGGGTGACGCTAGAAATGTTTCCGCAAAACTTCGCGAAGGATGGGAGCCCGTAAAAGCTTCTGATCACCCTGAAGCGCATACATTTGCCGATCCAAATTCTCGGTTTAAAGATGCGATTGAAGTCGGTGGACTTATCCTTTGTAAAACACCTGTTGAATTTATTGAACAACGCGATGCGCACTATCGGAAACTCTCCGATTCGCAAATGCAGTCAGTAGATAACAGCTTCATGCGCGAAAGCGACGCTCGTATGCCCCTGTTTAGCGATAAACGCACGACAGTGACTAAGGGTTCAGTTTTCGGTTCTGGGTCTTAATTTTGGAGTCTAACGATGGCATATCCTACCATTGACAAGACGTATGGTTTCAAGCCAGTCAATCGACTGGATGGTCTACCCTACGCCGGAGCGATCCGTCAAATCCCAATCGCCCCTTCCTACGCAACAGCGATCCTGAACGGTGACACCGTCAAGGTGGACACTAACGGCTACATTGTGGCTGCTAGTACTACCGACTCAGGTAATATCATTGGTGTGTTGGTTGGATGTTCTTACATCAACTCGTTAAGTCAACCTACGTTTTCACAAGCGTACCCAGCTTCTACGTCAACTTCAACAAACATGGCTTTTGCCTTTGTTGTGGATGATCCTAGTGCTGTGTTCCGTGTTTGCGCTACTGTCGCTGGTTCCACCGCTCCCACAGCTTATAGCCGTGCGATTGTTGGATCTAACGTGGCTTTGGTTGCTAACGTTGGTTCCACCACCACAGGTGACTCGTATTACGGTATTGACGGTTCTTCCGCCAACACTACTAATACACTCCCCGTTCGTGTTGTTGACGTTGTGCCCGATACTGCGACTGGCAATGCCAGCGTAGCCGCCACGACCTATTACGAGTTCCTCGTTAAGTTCAACACCGCGCAGTACAACAGTACAACCGGTATTTAAGGAGTAACTTAAAATGGCTATTTCACGCGCACAACTACTTAAAGAGTTGCTCCCCGGTCTGAACGCATTGTTCGGTCTGGAATACGCTAAATACGGCGAAGAGCACAAAGAGATCTACGAAACTGAGACATCAGAGCGTAGCTTCGAAGAAGAGACAAAGCTTTCTGGCTTCTCTGCTGCACCTGTCAAGAATGAGGGCTCTGCCATTCAGTACGACAATGCACAAGAGGCATGGACTGCACGTTACACCCACGAAACCATTGCGATGGGCTTCTCCATCACAGAGGAAGCTGTGGAAGATAACTTGTATGACAGCTTGTCTTCACGTTATACCAAGGCTTTGGCCCGTGGTATGGCTTACACCAAGCAAGTTAAAGCTGCTTATGTGTTGAACAACGCCTTCACTGGCGGCCCAACATACGGCGACGGCGTGGTTCTGTGTTCTACAGCCCACCCACTTGTCTCTGGTGGCACTAACAGCAATCGTCCTACAACAGGCGCTGACTTGAATGAAACATCGTTGGAAAACGCTGTTATTCAGATCGCTGCTTGGACAGACGAGCGCGGTTTGTTGATCGCTGCTAAGCCCCGTAAGCTTATCATCCCCCCAGCACTGCAATTCGTTGCAACTCGCTTGTTGGAAACCGAACTCCGCGTCGGTACAACTGACAACGATATCAACGCATTGAAGAACAATGGTTCGATCTCTGAAGGTTACACTGTTAACCACTATTTGACCGACACCAATGCTTGGTTCTTGACAACAGACGTACCTAACGGCCTGAAGCACTTTGTTCGTTCACCCTTATCTAACAGCATGGATGGCGACTTTGACACAGGTAACGTTCGTTACAAAGCCCGTGAGCGTTACAGCTTCGGCGTGTCAGACCCACTGGGTATCTTCGGTTCACCCGGTTCGTCCTGATGAAACTGAAAAAGGGGCCTTGTGCCCCTTTTTCTTTTGGTGTATATTGTTCTTAATCCGGGCTTTCCGGTGTATCAAACTGTCCCGGCAGACAACATACTGATTGATACACTTAACTTGTATGTAAGGAATCCATCATGGGAATCGCTACTCACCTCGGCCCTTGGCTGCTTGGCACAAACCGTTATACCACCGGCACAACTGCTGACACCACACGCAACACTGGCGCAACTCAAGTTGTTCAGACTGACGTTGTAAACTTCAATGACGCTGACGCAAGCAATGCGTTTGTGCTCCCCGCTGGTTCGTTGATCGTTGATATTCGATTCATCACGACTACCACTTTTGATGCTGCTTCAACTATTACGTTGTCGATTGGCGCGACCGCTATCACTGGCGCTCTGACCATAACCAACCCCGGTGTGTATAACTTCGTTGCCGCTGCAACAGAAGCCGCTGCCGCTTTGTGGGCCAACACTGGCACTACCGACAAGTTTGTGACTTACACGGTTGCTCAAGGTGCATCGACTGCTGGCGTAGGCCAGATTGTGATTGAGTACATTGTTCGCAACTCTGACGGCACGATGTATCAATCTGCTGGTCAAGTCTAATTAGTCTAGGGGGCTTCGGCCCCCGTTTACAAGGAGATTAATTATGATGCAAACTGACGTATTGGCTGGACATCTTGATGTTTCAGGCTTTATTGCTCCTACTGGGCGTAATCGTGTAAAACACATTACCTTTCAAGGTAGCGGTGGCGGTGCAGGGGTTGTTGAAATATTTGACACGACTGTAGCCCCTACATCTGCTACTTATGGCAGGTCAAGTGCTCTTGTTACTGTAACCAAATCAGCACATGGCTTGGCAACAGGTGATCGTGTTGGTATTGGTTTTAGTGCCGCCGCTGGCGCATCAGCCACAGATGGTAATTATGTAATTACTGTTGTTGATTCAAGCACTTTTACTTTTACAGACCCAAATTCTGGAACAGTTACAGCGGGTACAGCTTGCCGATACGTAAACAGTGGTGCTCGCTGGCTAGTAAGTTTTGGGACTTCTACAAGTGTTACAACACCTGTTGCAGTTTTAATTCCCGGAGAAGGCATGTTGGCGGCGCTTGGTATTTACGCAAACATTTCCAATACTAGCTATGTAACGGTGTTCTATGGCTGAAACAAAACAGGCAACACTGATGGGGCGTAAGCTGTTTATAGGCATTCCAGCCTATGACGGTAAACTGAACATCAAGACCGCATTTGCACTGGCGCAGTTAATGCCCAAGGCAATGAGTCTTGGTGTGGCCGTCACGTTGTCTGATTTGTCTAATTGTTCAATTATTACTATGGCTCGTAACGCCCTAGTACACGAATTCTTAAAAACAGATTGCACAGAGCTTCTGTTTATTGATGCTGATGTAATTGTCTCTCCAGACGACATCTTGCGTTTGATGGCTCAAAGTGGTGATATGGATATCACTGCTGGAGCGTACCCACGTAGAGCCAAAGATGCCAAATTCTTTGCTGATGTGTACTACGATGAAAAGGGCGACCTAGAGTTTAAAGGCTCTTTGATGCGTTTGAAACGTGCGCCTACAGGGTTTATGTTGATCCAACGTCATGTCATTGAACAGATGGTTTTTAATCATCCAGAATGGACTTACGAAAAGTCTCCAACAGAAAAGATGTCAGCGGTGTTTGACTTTGCTATCCGTGATGGTAAGTACGTTGGTGAAGATTATTTGTTCTGTGATCGTGCAACCGAAATGGGATTTACAGTTTACCTAGATGTAGACATTAGTCTTCCTCATGTAGGTCAAGAAGTATTTGAGCGCAACTTCCGTGAAGAGGTTGTAATGCCTCTACTTGAAAACATCTACCAACATAAACTGAAAGTCGTAAATGGCTAAGAGTCCAGCATGGCAGAGAAAAGAAGGCAAGAACCCAAAGGGTGGCTTGAATGCGAAGGGTCGCGCCTCCGCGAAAAAGCAAGGCATGAACTTGAAACCTCCCCAGCCGGAAGGCGGCTCCCGCAAAGATTCTTTCTGTGCGAGGATGGAAGGAATGAAGTCGAAGCTAACTTCGGCAAAGACTGCCAAAGACCCAGATTCACGCATAAACAAATCTCTTAGAGCTTGGAAATGCTAGATTTAAATACAGTATGGTCAGCAGTACTCACATTATTTGTCGGTTTGATTGGCTACATGATGAACGAAAAGTTCAGGGAGCTTGCTCGTATAAGCATTCTCTTAAACAAAACACGCGAGGAGGTTGCCCGTGATAACGTTACTCAAGCAGAAGTGGATCGCATTACGAACCACATTGACCAACGCTTTAACAAACTTGAAGCAAAGATTGACCAGCTTATTCAAGCGGGGCGATAATGCCAAGCAAGAGTAAAGCTCAA